CGCATGATACATAGCACCGTCTACAATAACGTACCGAAACTGCTCAGGCACACTAGGTACGTCTGTAGCGTTCTCTAAGTCTACTGGAAGTCTATAGTACTCGTAGACTAACTCATAGTCATTATCTGGGGGAGGGTACACACCGAACTCTTGACTAGGAGTTCTAAACACATAACGAGGAATAGTACGAATGCCTGTATTAGAGGTATCGTACTCAGCGTCTACGTAGTTAGTCAGGTATTCTTCGTAGTCGATAATAGAGAGTTTCTTTGTCTCATTACCAAAGGTACTATTACGTTTAATACGGAACGAATCAAAGTCAATCGTCTTAGCATCAGCAGGATAAGCATACCGAATCTCACCAGCGGTAAGGTCATCTTCCTGCTCGACATGATTAAAGGGCCACTCGAATTGGCTCTGGTTAATATACCTGATAGAGGCGTTAACGGAGTCTTTACCTAAACTATAGAAACCAACAGCAGAGTCAAAGTTAGCAGAGGTAAGAGGAACTTCATTAAGACGCCTGTTAATATCGTTGACTAAGCCTAAGAAGTCGTAAGCCATTTACCTCTCCTTTACTCGGAGTTTGATTACTCTTTCGGCCTGTGAGCCAGAGCTATCAGTAATTCTACAGTAGAACTTGTACTCTACGTTGTTAGTACCAGCCCCAATGTTAATCGTAGCGACAGTATCCGTGTTAGTCTGAGATACATTCTGGATAGTGTTTACTGTCTCACCTGCACCAATACTTGTCTTGGTACCAGTTGCATCATCAACGTACCACTGCACAGAAGAAACTGTGATACCGTCTCCAAGGAACCTAGACCAGTCCACACTGTAGTCTAACTGTTCGTCAGGGTCTTTGTTAGGCCAGCGAAAACTCATAGGTTAATCCTCGGTTGCGTATACAGTCCGTTCAGCGGAAGTAGTTCTTCTTTCAACAACAATAACAGTTCTATTCTCTTCTGGGATTAGTACTGTCCTGTCAGAGCTTGTACCATTCCCACCAAACGCAACGTATACAACTCTATTCTCTCGTGGAACTCTTACAGTTCTCTCTGCTGCCGTACTAGCCATATCATGCAGCCCTTGGAATTATAACAGTTCTTCTCTTGCTGTACAAGTTCTTAACTGCTTCAAAGTCAAATACAACTGCTGTTTCGGTAGTCTGACCAGAGGAGCCTGTACCGACAACACCACTAAGAGGTATCACTAGGTGTGTTGTTACTGTGTTAATGAAACCTTCGGAACTTACACCAGTGAGAATTTCTGTTGGTCTATCTTCGACAGTATTAACGATACCTTGGGCAGATACACCAGAAATAGCGAAAGAGTTACTAAATGCGAGTTGGTCGTTAATAGAGCCTGTAGCAGATACACCAGTAACACCAGCGGCAGTGTTAGCCTGTACTGTGTTTACGGAACCTGTAGCAGAGACACTACCAAGAACCTCAGTGGGTTTCTCTTCGACAGTGTTAACAGAACCTGTGCCGACAACACCAGAGAGTGTTACAGTATTGCTGATTGCAACAGTTCCAGTAGAACCAGAGGCAGATACAGAACCAAGAACCTCAGCAATATTTACTTGGACTGTGTTAGCAAATGCTGTACCAACAACACCTGTGTCGATACGTTCTGTAATGTCAATCTCAAAGCCACCAGCAGATACAGGCTCAATGGTACCTGTGATAGCACCTACACCAGTAATACCCGCAGCAGTATTTACTTGTACTGCACTGACAGCCCCTGTACCTACGGCTTGGTCTAGACCACTTACAATGACCTTACCGTAACGGGCTACACCGTATACACCTACTCCATATACTGCGGCATTAACGGTGACAGCCATAGTAACCCCCTATCAGGCGATACGGATTACAGCGTTAGAAGCATCAGCAGCAGGAAATTCAATAGTAAGGTCACCAGCGGTAGCACTAACAGTACCACCAAAGTCAATCACACAGATAGCTTTGTTGCCCTGCGAAGAATTGTAAATGATACAGCCGTCAGCGGATACAGTTACGTCAGCAAACACTTCGTCAGTAAAGTCAACGATAGCAGTTGTACCATCTGTGGAAATAGTAGCTCCGTCCAGCGCCTGACCACCAGTCGTGTAGTTCGTACCAGAAGCCTCGTCAGAGTTACCAGTCACATCAGAGTAATTCGTTGTAGCAGCCCCGTATGTTCCAGACGGAGTATCTTTAATCAAGGCAAGTTTCAAAACGTCAGTATCCAAATCATGAATACCACCGAGTAATTCTTGCTTAAAGCTGGTACACATTGCAGTAGTGATAGCCATAGTCTATAAACCTTTTGTTTGATGGTCAAAAGTCTCGACCGTACTCCATTTCAGTAAACTTCAAAACCTTCTGTTTCTCTTCTTTACTGTGAACGTATATACACTCTATCCTAGTGTACCCTCTATTTAACGACCAGTGCATTCTGTTGTTTCCGATTACACATCTGTAAGCTTCACTTACGTCAAGAGGCTTTGGGAAAACGTCAGGTCTCTCAATCCAAGATTTAAACAGGAGAGAGTTAGTGATTAAAATAGGAAACTTCATTCCGTTTTCGTCTAGAGACTTGCTAAGAGATTCACTAAACTTTTTGTCAAGTACTGCCGCTTCATCTCTCATGAAAAAGATGTCTGAGATATTATACAGCTTAGACTCCCAGCCTTCTACTTTACTTTTAGCTATTAAGTCCATCCGTTTAAGTAATCCTGTTTGTACAACTTCTGGATAAAGTCTATTTGCTTAAAAGTAGGTTCAACGTGAATGCCCGGTTTGTTTTGCTGCAACCTTAGGCTAGGAAGTTCAGTAGAGAAGTGATCCTGCAAAAACAATCTACACGCGTTGAGGTTTTCTGTTCTAAATACCTTAGTAAATACTGTCCTATCACTGCCGTAGTAAAAAGTCAAAGACTTGAAGTGTACTTCTATACTTTTACTTTCATCTCTAAATTTATAGAACTGATCTACGAATTGATCGAACTCAGGGTATTGTTTGTTGGGATCAATCAGCTTAGAGTCTTTTAGTTCTTTGTGTGTTACAACCCTGTTCTTGTAGGCGCTCACAAATCTTTTAACTGGGTCTCTTGAAACTACAAAAGATAAAGGAGTTCTAATCTCACCACACTCTTGCTGCATACGTCGAATAGGTGTGTACACATGATCTTTTGTGTTTACCTCAACAAAGTAGTCTGGATGCTTTTCATAGATAGTTGGGTCTTTTAAGATTGCAAACCAACCAATAATAGACCGAGAACCAATCTTAGGAGCATGTACGTATGACACGTCTTTATGGTAAAATACTTGCATGGTTTTGTGAAGGGGTACCCTAATTAAAGGATACCCCAAGAAGCTTTAATTAAGCCAGAACGTCACGGTCAACTTCAGCAGCAGCCTTAGACGAACCCATGCCATCAACGTCCATCAGGACAGCGTAGACACGAATGACACCAGAAGTATCCGGGGTAGTACCCAGAATCAGCATGTCAATGGTGTCCGAAGTGGTCACAAGGATCGGGCAAGCAGTGTTTGCCAGAGTTGCGTAGGAACCAGCAGAAGCGCCAGTAACGGTGAAGCCATCAACGAAAGCATCAACGTCACCACCAGTGATACCCAAGTCAGCAGTACAGCTTGTACCGCCAGCAGGTGCAGTGATGATTTCCATACCAGCAAACATAACGACAGTGTTCGCACCAACAGTGATGGCTTGAATAATGTCATTAGCTGCCAGAGCCGAACCCTTAGCAGTGGCAGCAGCAGCGAGGTCAATCTCCACTTCTACCATGTAGGGCTTGCGACCCGGATTGCCACGACCACCAGCGGCCTTAGCGAGAGTAGTAACAGTAGCCATTATTTAATCTCCTTAATGGGTTTCTGATAGATAATCTTTGACGCGATTGAAATAGTCCGGGCAGGCCTCTATACGGGAAAGATGTACATTGCACATTCTACAAAGGAGCTTTCTAACCTTGCCTGTCTTGTGGCAGTGGTCTACAACCAGTCTACCGTAGACATCAGAAGGACTCTCTCCGCAAAGATAACACTTATTGTCTTGTTCTTCAACCATCCTAAGATAGTCTTCGTACTCAAGGTCATAAGCATTCTTCAAGTGTGATACAAGTTTTCGATGCGTTTCACACTCTTTACAACTTCTTACTGCTTTGTAGCCGCCGTAGCATTGCTTTTGTTTGTAGCAAGAAAATTGATTAGCCTGCTTGAACTCCCCACAACTAACACAGGTACGTGCTTTACGTGCAGGATGGTCATGGGGAGTTTTTTCAATCATATCAAATAGTTATCAGGCAAGGTTGTATTTTGCTGTCGTGATTGCTTCACTTCTTAGAATTTTACGTCCGTACAGGTGCATACCACGCACAATGTCAGCAAACGAATC